TTAACGCCAACTTTAGGACAACCAGAGTATCCATCTGTGGCATCACCGCATAAGGTTTGCATCATGTGCCAATAGTCAGCTTCTTGTGGTGAGACTTCATCTATTGTAATACCATCTTTAGAAATCTTTCCGGGTATTTGGTAGAGGTCTTTGTCTATTGAAACTATAATCTTTTCATCGTTAGAAGGTTCAGTTGATAAAATACCAAGTACATCATCAGCCTCTAATCCGTCCATAACCACAGCTTCATAATTATCTAAACAATACTGCCTTAGTGTAGGTAGCAACATTGGCTTACGCTTTTGTTTTCTGTTGTCTTTGTAGCTGGGTAAGATGTCTTTACGGAAGTTTGATTTATCAGTAAGAGCAATAATATATTTATCTGCTTTTAAATTTTCTTGTAACTCTTGTATTTGTTTATCGACTTCTGCTTTACAAATATTTTCATCGCAATGCAACGTCCATAACCCATTTCCCCAATGAGTAGGTATTTCATTTTTGGTAGCAATTTTGTAAATAAGAATATCACCATCAATTAATAGTGTTCTCATTTTTTAGTTTCTCCTGTTGTTAGATTTGATTTGTGAAAAAGTTCAGCAAGAGGAATCAAAACAACTTTTGACCTTTTGCCATCACCTACATTTTTCATTGTGTGATTATAATTTTTTGCGAGGTGGCGAATGGTGTCGGTATCAAATATCAATCGACAAAAATCTTTCTTACCATCAGCAAGAATGTGCACCCAATAGTCAGCTTCAGTTACTGATATTCCAGATGGCTTACCATAGCTTTCAACTTCTATCGCAATGTTACCGGTCTTATACCACCAGTCTCTTTCAGTTTTTACTTCGACCTTAAACTTGTCAGCATCAAAAATAGCTGCAACACGTTTCTCTCGGTCTTGACCATACGCCAAGTCCAAATCGAATTTTGAATTTTTCAATGCGTGTCAGCCCAAGTCTCGCCAATTTTATATTCCCCTGTTAATGGTATGCGTAAATTAAAATGCACACCGGTGTTTTTAATTGCATCTACTGCAAGTTGCCCCACAGTTTCTGCATCCCCTTCATCACATTCAACTTGTATTTCATCGTGAACCCAAACAACTTGTTGTACGTCTGGTAATCTTTTAACTGCACTATCAAATTCTATAAGCCACTGCTTACACACGATTGCGCCACTTGATTGTAACAGTGTATTCAGTGCTGAATGTTGTGAACGTACTTTTACATGTCGTTTATCAAGTCCAACTATGTGTCCTCTTGTGGAAGCTTTTTGTACGTCTGTAATAAGTTTGTTAAGTGCAGGCAGATTATTTAAAAATCTGGTTTTAATTTTAGAGGCTTCTCCAACTTTCTTACCTGTAACTTGTGCAATTTTCTTAACTCCACCACCATAAAGAAAGCAATAATAAAATCTTTTAGCTATGTCTCGGCTTTCAAGACCAGCTAGTTCTTGTGTGTTGGTGTGGATGTCACCATTTAAGACAACATCTGTGTAATCTCCGTTGTCATATTTAGCTAAGTAGTGCGCTAACATACGTACCTCTAAGCCTGATATATCTATGCCAACCAGTTTCTTACCGGGCGTAGCTCTAAATAATTGACGACACTCTTTGCCATACGTTTTATATATGCTTGGCACTTGTCCTAAGTTTGGATGTGTGTGTGAAGCTCTGCCTGTAACAGTTGAATTAGTATTACAGCTACCATGGATGCGTCCCTGTTTCTCTTGTTTTAACCACGCTTGTGCGCCTACAGCAAGTTGAGCTATACGCTTTTCAATTAAAAAATGTTCACTCAAAATTTTTGCTTCAGAATATTCTAGCTTTTCTAAAACTGTTTCATCAACCTTTGGTTTGCCATCTGGTGTAAACTCTACAGGTTGCCAATTGTATTTATCCTTCAATCGTTGTGCTATGTGCATACGGCTTGATGGATTAAAACTAACAGTTTTTTCTTTGTGAATTGTTTTACCTTTTACATAGCCTCTAGCTTTGTTATTTACTTTTGGTGTGAATGGAGTTTTTTCAACAAGTGGTGGGAAAATATTTTGCAACTCTTCTTCAAGTTCTAAACGTCTTGCATTTAATTTGGAAAATAATTTTTCAGCAGTAGCTTTGTCAAAAGAAAAACCATGCTGTTCTTGTTTATAAATAATTTGTGCAACCTTATGTTCAAGTTCTAATGCATCAGGTTGTTTAGTTTGCATAAGAAGATTGTAGAGTGAGGCAGTTACTTCTACGTCTTGTATGCAATACTCTAGCATCTCTTTAGTAAACTCTTTCCAATCAGTTACAATTTGTCCTTTGTAATTACCAATACGATGTCCCCAAGCTTCTAAGCTGTGTCGTCCAATAAGATTTTTTGGAAAGTCAGGTTTACGAAAATCTCTATCTCTAATATCGGGATAAAATAATCTTGCTGCAACTATAGTGTCAAATACTTTGGCTTCGGAAACAAACCCATAAAGTTTTTGTAACACAGGAATGTCATATTTAATTATGTTGTGACCTATAATTACATCTGCAGCAGCCAGCAATTCCATTGCTTTGTTTAATTTTAAATTGATAACCTCATTTGTATCGAGGTTCTTTATAATAATACAGTGAACCTTGCTGACTTCTTCTAGCAACCCATCTGTTTCAATATCGAATACTAATCTCATACTTGTTGAGCTATCCAATCTAAAAGTTTAGGGTTTCTTTTAAACACTTCTGTGTAACCATTAGCAAAACTATCTACTGTTGGTTCTTCTTCTCTATCCTTAAGATTAAAAATGTAATAAATCGCATGTCCTACTTCATGGAGTAATAGCGATAAAGCTCTGTCACCACCTTCTTCAATAATGCTTCTATCCAGATATATTTTTTGTTCTCTTGCTGCGTAGCTTCCTTGTTGGTCGCCTACCTCAAGAGCAATGTCTGGCTCTAAAAGCACCACTTGTAAAGTGTGGTAAGACACATCTATAGTGTCTGGTAATTTCACTTTTTTCATTTTTCTCCTAATGTAATGTGTGTTGTTGTAATGTAATGCGCCAAGCGGCTTCATTACCTTGTTTAATAAGTGCGAAAACCGCATCGTCAATAAGTTCATAAGCTTCGTCTGTGGCCACATCTATATAAATTTGTTTGCCCGGATGTTTCTCTGCTTGTGCAATAGCTTCCATAACAATCATCGTCCATTCGGCTGCTTTCATTTCATATTTAAAAATCATCATGGACTATTTCATTTAAACATCCTGTTTCTAAATCGAAATGTAAATTACATGCGTGGCCTGTTTCACCACTAAATCTATTTTTTAAAATAGTTACAGTTGTGGTGTTGTCGTCTGCTTGTAAATCACGGTTCATTGAAATTATTAAATCTGATAACTGACCTATTGATGCTGAACCTCTAAGAGCATTCATTGTAACGCTCTTACCGTCTTCCCATCCTTTGTCTCCTTCACTTCTACGTAAGTGTGACACAAGTATTAATCCAATACCTGTTTCTTCAACTAGTGTACGTAGAACGGATACGGTATAATCAATGAGTTTACGTTCATCATTTGTATGTTCATCACCGAGACTGCTAAGAGCCATGTGAAGATGGTCAAGAATAATATAATCACAAGCGCACGCCTTTGCCATGTATCTAATTTTTGCAATAAGATTGTCGGCAACAGTAGAACCAAAATGATTATACAAATAAAAATTACCATTACCCACAGTTGCATCGTAGGTATCTCGAAGTTCATCTTCTTTTATTCCCTCTCTTGTTAAATGTAGTGGTTTATGTAAGCTCACTCCCATAATGCCGAGTGAGGTGCGTTTGATACTTTCCTCAAGGGCTATGTATCCAACTTTAAAATCTTTTTGTAATAAATGCAGAGCTACGTGTCGGCAGAAAGAACTCTTACCTACACCTGAACCCGCTGTAATTGTAACCAGCTCACCTTTACGTAAGCCATGTGTTTTAATATTGAGTGCTGGGAACGGATAATCAACAGTAACGTACTCATCTTCTGTATTAATTGTGTCCCAAATATCTGTACCGCAAACTATGCCATCAGGTCTGTATGGTTTTGCTGACCAGATACAGTCTGTAAGTTCTTTAAACTTACCAGCAACTATCATTTCGTTTGCGTCTTTAAGCGGCAGCGTACATATTTTAGCTTTGTTAGGGGAGAACAATCTAGCACACTCTGCTGCCGCCTTTTTGCCTGCATCATCTTGGTCGAAACACAAGACAACGCTGTCAAAATTCTCAAGCCATTCTAATTCTTTTGATATATCTTTTTTTGCACCAGCAGCTCCTGTCTTAACAGAGACAACTGGAAATTTGTTACTCCAAAGTTTAGATACACTTAAAGCGTCAATCTCTCCTTCAGTTATAACAACCATCTTACCTTTGCTTCCCCAAAGGTGCTGTCCGAATAGTGTCGCTTGCTTTGCGTCACCCAACCATTGAAATTCTTTAGAAGGGTAACGCAGCTTTTGTGCAACCAACTCTCTATCAGAGTTGTAATAGTTTGCTACTTGACAAGGTCTACCAAAGTATTCACCTGTGCCATAATTAAATTTTTGTACTGTATTAAAATCTATTTTTCTTGATGCGATTTCATTAACATCGCTTGGTATTAAATCTGTATTTGTTTTAGTTTGTGATGTGTTCACTTCATTCTCCCGTGTTACTGCTTGACAACCAAAGCAATAAGTATGTCCATCATCATAAACCGCTACGTTATCTTTGCTTCCGCAACTGTCGCAGTTAGTGTGATATAAAAAATTACTCTCTGTCATTTATTATTTGTGTATGTATTTGATTTACTTGTAAGCGCAATGTGTCCACTTCTGCTGAACACCAATCCGCATCAAGATAGTTGTATTGATTTACTAAAAAAGCAGTAAGCAAAAGAATGCCTACAACTTGTGTAAGAAGTCTAAAAGTCATAAAAAATTTTCTGTTAAAATATTAGGATTAAATGAAAAGAGCCCAAGAGTGGCCAACCGAAGTTGTGTCTCTTGAGCTCCAATCAAACAAACTTGCCTAATTCTGAAATTTCAAAACTAGGGCAAGAAGTATCAGCCACATCTCTGTGACCAACGACTGTAACTTTACCATAGTGGGATTTTAATTCAACTAATAGAAAATGAAGTGAATTAAATTGCGCTAATGTATAATTACAATCTAATTCTTCTTTACTATTTTTTCCTCCAACTAGGCAAACTCCAATAGAATTTTGATTTGAAACATCACCTTTAGTTTCAACATGAACACCACAGGTATCAATGTTTCTTCCGTCTTCTATTGTACCATCACGTTTTATAATTTTGTGAAAGCCAATACTTAACAATCCATCTTTACGATGTAAGGTGTCAATATCTTTTGCTGATAAATTTTCAGCAGATGTAGTTTGCGAAGAATGTACTACAATAAATTTTGTAGATACTCTCTTATTACTCATAACCACTCTTTCGGTAGGTGCTTATCAGCATGCGGAAACTTATTCTTATCGCACCACATAGCATAAGTCGTTGTAGACTTTTTGCTTATACGTGATTTTGAATTGCTGAATATGAAACGGATGTCTAAATCAGGATGTTGTTCTTTTACTAAGCGCATCTTTTGGCGGTCAGCACTTGTAAATAATCCTTTTGTTTCTATAAATATTTTTTGCTTGGGTAGGTAAAAGTCAGGAGTGTAAGTGTGAATTTTTTGAGGCTTTGTATATTTCAACTTAGTCTCTTCAAACTCAAACTTAACACTCTCTGTCTTTAACTCGCTGGCTATTCGTTCCTCTAAACCAGAACGAAATCCATACCGCAGGCCGACTTCGTTAGAAGTCAAAGGCTTGCTGGCTCTCCTCATCTGCTGGCGTTTCAGATATGGATTGCTCGTAGCCTTCCTCTTCGCCGAAGCCGTATCCTTTGGCATTGCCTGCTCCTCCTTCTACTAATTTGGTTATTTGAACTGCTCGTAGTCTCATAGACACGCCAGCCCCAACCATTGCAGTAAAATATGGAACGAGTTCTGCACTTACTTTCATTTCACTTCCAGACCAAACATTACAATCGACCATTGGTTTTCCCTTTGAGTCAAAGATTGCAACCTTGTTAGGAATTATCTTCCCGTCTCTAGTTGTGATTTGGGCTTTAGTTTTAAATTTAAAAACCGTAGAACCTGTAGGCTCTCCATTATCATCCACTTCGTCTTCAAACGGTGCGGGTGCAGTTTTTATATTTTTACCTTTAGCTTTCTCTTTAGCAAGAGCAACGCTTTTAGTAAGTTCTTCGTTGATAGCTCCTTTAAGAGTATCAGCGTCTTCGCCAGACAAAATCAGATTTGTTTTAAAATGTCCAATTTCATCAAACCTTGTATCAGGTTGTGTTAGCCAAGCATATTGACTAATACCAACACCTGATACAATTTTCGTATAATTATTTTTCAAGTTATTATTCCTCATATAATTAAAATTAAAAACGTAAAAATGTTCTACGTTCATATAAGGGAACTTATGTATCCTTTATCGGATAGCACTTTTAAGCAAAGAAAAATTCACTTTGCCGTAACAACTCAACATCTAATTTACCTTTACGTGGAAGCTCAGGTAACTTGTCACGATTTTTTTCTGGGACGAGTTCTGATATACCATTTTTAAAATCTGCGAGTACATCATTTTCTGTAAACACTTTAACAAAAGCATCACGTAAAGTTTCATTTAATAAATGTACGTCTGCTGCTGTAGTGCCGAAGCTGTCGTGCACATTGCAAAAGTTTTGTATTCCTTTTTCTTGTGCAAGGTTAACTGTCACCATCATACACGCGCTGTCTAAGCTGTGTACAAAATTGGCAGCAACACCATTGACCATTCTTCTACGGTCAGTAGTGTCAAGCTCTGTGTTAACACGTGGTTTTATTACCTCACCCATAAGCATTGCTTTCACTCGCATTGACCTGACTTCCGGGTAAGATTGCCAGATAGGAAAGCCAACAGGATTTATCCAATGGATAGGTAATTGGTCTTTACATACTACGCGTGCAATGGCTTGTAAGAAATCCATGCCCTCACGTGCAGACTGCAGGTTGTCACCAATACTTTCCCAAATGAGGCCTGCAAGATAAACTGAAGGCTTTAATTCTTCTTGTGTAAATGGGTGTGGTTCACCTTTGTCTTTACGTTTTTGTAAATCTTCTCTTACAAAGTCTGTACAACTAAAGCGTGTGCTGCCATAACAGATAGTCATAATGCTACGCTTTGTTGTAGACCTTTTGACACCATAGTTAAGCCACGCTTGTGCGTAGGGTTTACCATTAGTAGCATCTTGCCGTAAGCGTTCTTTTACATTATCAGCAATCACTTGATAGATGTCTTGTGGTTTATCAGTGACTGTAAGGTTAACAAGTTCACCAGCTTTTTCATCTTTTAACATAAGCGAGTAAAGCTGTAAGCCATTACAACTACCATCAACAGCTACAGGTATGTGCGAAACATAACCCTCACCTTGCTCCTTGTACTGCTTCCATTCATTACAGAATGCCAAGAATTGATATGGGCTATCTGCATCGTTCCATTGTAAGTTTGCTATTGGGTCATCACCACACGCAACAATCCAATCTTCATTCTTAACAACCCACTGATGCCTGTCAGCAAGAGAGACTTTATCCTCCCCCCAAGTATTTGCACCGTGTACAGCCAGCCAAAAAACACCTTTGTTAGCAGTTGTAATTGGCTTGCCTGTAGAAAATTGCAGTAAAGCTTTTGCTCCACCTATAGATTGATAATTAAGAAACGCTGGTACACAATACACACGACCACGAAAGTCCATTTGTAATGGATAATATATTTTCTCATACTCTCGAAACTTTTGTCCTGAATGTAATATTTTAGAAAATAATATTCTTTTAGACTTAGTCCGATTGTTTTCAGTGTGAATAATACTTGCTTGTTTCTTGTATTCTTTACGTGACTCCGCATTAGTGTCAATGTCGTGCGGTTTGTTTGGTAAGTCCTTTAGGTATGAGGATGGCATTCCTCCCCAATCATGGCCGTTGTCCCAAGCATGGTTCATCACATCTAAAACAAACGTATTAATTTTAAAAGGTGTATTCTGCATAGTATTAACTGCATTATAGACCTCTGGCATCTGGAAGTTCTCAAGCTCCTGTTTAAACCTCTTATTCTTCTGTTTAACGAGGTCTAATGGAGGCATTTCAGATGTCCAGTATGCTCCGCCGTCTACTCCTGTCCATTCCTTAGGTTTCATCACGCAAGGTAAGTATTCTGGATTTAATAAATCATTAAAATTATTACGCTTACTAATCCACTCAGCAGTCTTTTGGGTCTGCCTTATGACCTTAGTTTTCTTTCTTTTAATAATATCGTGACCGATTTCTATTAGACCTGTACTAGTACACATAAGCTCAACTAGTCTGATACCGACATGAAGCTTCTCTGTTTTGCTCCATTCCGTCCATTCTACTTGGCCGCGCTTTGCGCTTTCACGTAATTTTCGTCTTTTATAGGCGTAATGCCAGCTTCTCTTATCAAGGTCAGTCTTCACCGCCTCGTAAAGCTCTGGATTAAGCTTTTGGAAGTTCTTAAGCTGTACTTGTGTCTCTACCTTGCCACCTAGCGCAATACAGCTACCTGTAAAGGGCTTTTGTTGTGTGACAGTGTTAATGACGTGCTTTGCCGTGATTAATGCAGAAATTTCTGGTTCTTCTACTTCACATAACCTCAAGTAAGCAATCTCTGGCCGACCTTCAGTTTTCTCAGCTATGGTGTTGAGAAAGTCATTAATGGAGTTAGCAAGGGGTCTAATGGTCTGGGCGACCATAACCTTGCCGTAGGATGTGACGGACTCCTCTTCTCTTTGAATATGAGATGTTCGTCTTTTTGATGTGCGGTTCTTGCCAAGCTCTTTCATTTCGCGTTCGTGTGCGTATTCATCTTGGAATGTCGGTAGGCTTTCATAAATTTTAGCCATAAGTTTACTCTCCTTAATTTAAAGTTAAAATTAGAGAGAATGAGAAGAGTTAATTGTTTCACGTGTAACTAGCATAATGCTATGCTTTAAAATCCCAACACCGCAGTATTGTGTTTTACTGATTTGTAATCCGTTGGCAAATACAGTAAATGGCGGTGTTGGAACTTAAAAAGTTTACGTTTTACAACAACTTTTCTCACTCTCTTATTTTTAAACAATGCCAATTGATTGCATAAAGTATAATGCTATCCCTTATGGGATATTATATCAAGTTGGTTTTCGGTGTCACCCGTCAACCTGTCATTGTTTAGGATGTCAACTACACTAAAGGTGTGGTGGGGCATCAAATGACTATAGCGTTTTGTCATAGCTAAAGTCTTGTGACCCATCAATATACCTATTCGGTGTAAGTCAGCTTTCCCTGATTGGGCTAGACGTGAAGCAAACGTGTGTCGTAAGCAATGCAAGGTAAATTCCTTGTCTTCCTCAAGACCCATGATTTCTCTCA